GCAATGGCGGGCCTACCGGGTTGGGCTCCCACCCCTCTTATATGGGGGGGAGCCGTGATAGGGGGAAGTATCCGCAAGGGTATGGAAGCCGACTTGCAACAAGCCAATATTACTACTTTGCTTCGTGGCGATGTAGAAAAAGCCAAAGCCTTATATGCCCAGCTTTCCGATTATGGGGTAAAAACACCCTACGACAAGGCGGGACTTATTGAAGCACAAAAAACGATGATGTCCTTCGGGCTTTCTTCTGAGTTTGCTTTTGGCAAGCTAAAGAACATCGGCGATATAGCTATGGGCGATGCCCAAAAAATGAAGAGCTTATCACTTGCTTTTGCGCAAGCCACCTCGGCAGGCAAGCTACAGGGGCAGGACTTAATGCAGATGATAAATGCGGGCTTCAACCCCTTGCAGGTGATTAGCGAACGCACTGGCGAGAGTATGGCACAGCTCAAAGAGCGAATGAGTAAAGGAGGTATTTCGGCGCAAGAGTTGGCACAAGCCTTTGAATGGGCGACGGATAAACAAGGGCTATTTTACCAAGGTGCCGAAAAGGCGGGACAAACCCTCAGCGGTAAGTTCAACAAGATGATGGACTCTGTTACCGAGCTTGCGCTAAAAGTGTATGAGGCTATTAGTCCTATACTTGGTCCCTTGGTAGACCTTATGGCAGTTATATTTTCAAGCATAGGAGGAGGTATAGGGTGGCTCATTCAGAAGTTTCAAGAGGCTAACCCCGTGGTGCTTCTCGTAGCAGGAGCTATAGGTATCTACGCAACAGCTATGATACTACACAACACCTATACGGCTATAGCGACTGCTTGGCAAAATAGGCTCACCTGGGCAGTGATTAAGACAAACCTTGCTTTTTTAGCCAATCCTATTACGTGGATAATAGCGGGTATTATAGCCCTTATTGCTATCATTGCTTATTGCATTGTAGGTGTAAGTGGTTGGGGCAAAGCGTGGGATAACACTGTACAAGGTATGAAGTATATATGGGAAGCCTTTATACTCACCTATAAAGCTCATTGGAATACAGCTGTTAATGCTTTTATGGCAGGTATAGATGCCTGTAAGCTCGCTTGGTATAAATTCAAAGAAGCGGTTGGTTTAGGCGATAGTTCCGAGAACCAAGCGATGATTGCCAAGATACAAAACGACTTGCAAGAGCGTTCCAAATCGGTAACTGAAGGATATAAGAAGGCAGGCGAGGCAGGGGCTAAAGCTAAAGAAGCCTTTGGTAAAATAGGGGACTCTTTAGAGTTTAAAAGTTTTAAGGAGGTAAAAGACGGGCTAATGGGCAAGCTGGGTATGAAAACCGAAAGCAGTCCTACGCCAGGGATAAGTCCTATTACAGGAGAAACTACTGCCACCACGGGAGAAGGTACTAAAACCAAAGACAACATCGTATCAGGAGGCACCCGACAAACGCATATCAATATACAGATAGGCAATGTAGGCACTGATACTAAGGTATATGTTTCCTCTGTACGTGAAGGAGTAGAAAACTTTGGAGCGATGGTCAAGGAGGAACTTCTTAGGGCTATCAATAGTATAAACCAAATGCAGACAGCTTAATGAAAGATGTACTAATAGATGGGGAAAACGATTTGCGCCTATTAGCAGGTGATTTTGAAGTGGGGTACTCCGATAACCAACAGCAAAAGGCTATCCTTACTACTGAGAAGGGAGAGTGGAAAGAGCACCCCGAAGTAGGGGTAGGAATAACCCAAATGCTCGCCGATGACCTCTATACCGAAGTACTCATTGAAATAAAGAAACAGTTGGAGTATGACGGTATGCAGATTAATGATGTAGCCCTACAAGAGGGCGGCAAATTACTAATTGATGGACAATATAATTAAACTATGGCACTAAACAAACAAGCCCTTCAACAAGGCATTATCGCCTTACAACAAGATATGCAACGAAAAACAGATGCCTCAATGGAAGAGTATGCCGAACGCTTAGCCTCTCTTATTGATGACTTTGTTAAGAGTGGCGAGGTAACAGTGCAAGCAGGAATCACCCTACAAGCAGGGGCTTATACAGGTGCAACAACAAGTGAAGGAAAAGGGAAAATAACTTAAAAACACATATCACAATGGAATGGATATCAGAAGTATTTAAAGAGCATTTTGGTTCGTTTATCGGAATGGTATTATCGGGCTTAGCAGGTTGGTTTTTCGGAAGGCCCAAGCAACAAATGGAGCTACAAACCTCCGAACTTGACAATGTAGACAAAGCTGTGAAGATATACCGAGAGATGATAGAAGACTTAGGCACCAAGTACGCCAATGCTATTGAGGAACTCAAATACGCTAACCAACGAATTAAGGACTTAGAAGCCTCAGTAGAGGAACTTCTCACTGAATTAAAGAAGTACAAGCAGTTAAATGGTAAAGCAAAATGACAATCACCGCCCTACATAATCAAAGCCTCCTCGACCTCGCCCTGCAACACACGGGTACTATTGAGAGTGTTTTTGAGTTTGCCGAAGCCAATGCCCTTAACATCACAGATGATGTGCAAGCGGGCAAAACCTTAGTATTACCTGCAGAAGCCTTTAGCAATAAAGATATACTAAATTATTACACCGCAAAGAACTTACAGCCCGCAACTGCCTTTTCTAAGGAAGATGAGCAAGTAGCTAAACGCCTTGAGGGTATCAGTATATGGGCAATAAATTTAGATTTTGTAGTAACACAACAATAACTATGGCACGAACGATACAAGAGATACAAAACCTTATCCTGCAAGCCAAAGCACAAGAGCCTGCATTGGAAAGCCTCAATAGCACTTCCAAAGTAGCGATTTGGCGCTTGTGGGTCTATATTATAGCGGTGGCGATATGGAGCTTAGAGAAGCTTTTCGAACAGCATAGAGCGGATATAGACAAGCGCCTTGCCGAACTCAAACCCCACACAGCACGTTGGTACAGAAGCAAAGCCCTTGCCTTTCAATATGGCTTTGACCTATTGCCCGACAGCGACAAGTTCAATAACCAAGGGCATACAGAGGAAGCCATAGAGGCAAGTAAGATAGTGAAGTACTCGGCAGTGATTGAAAGCAAAAATGAAGGTAGGCTTATAGTAAAAATAGCAGGTGAACAGGGCGACACACTCCAACCAATCACCGATTTCCAAAAGCAATCATTTGAAGCCTACTTGCAAGAGATAAAAGACGCGGGTGTACGCCTATCAGTGGTGAACTACCAACCCGATGTGCTGCACTTGCAAATGAAGATAGTATATGACCCTTTGGTGCTTGATAGTAACGGACAAAGTATCATTCACGCTACACACCCAGTAGAAGAGGCTATAAAAAGCTACTTAAAAAGGTTGCCTTTCAATGGTGAGCTCGTATTAGCACACCTTATTGATGCGCTGCAACAAGCAGAGGGGGTTAAAATACCTCACTTAGTGCTTGCCCAAAGTAAGAACATCACCAGTAGTGGCGAGTATGGTGCATTTGAAACGATAGAGATAAGCAAAATACCCACCGCAGGCTACTTTACCATTGATAACTTTAACGATATAACCTACGTTAGCAATGTATAACCTAAAAATCGACAAACTGCTCGTGTTACTTACCCCTACCTTCCTGCGCAAGCCGAAGCTCATAGCGTGGTTACGTATGTTGGCAACACCCCTACACAAATTACTGTACGACTTTCATCGAGAACGCCAAGCCGACTTGTACAACTTGGCTCACAACAGCCAAGTATGCTACCTGCGTAAGGCTCTAAATGATGAGTTTGATGACGAACAACGGCGTATCCGTATCGAGGACGGCAGGCAGAAACAAAGGTTGTATATCTATCCCCGCAGCACGAATAAGCCCCTGTACATAGGCAAAGTATTCCTCTACCAACGAGGTAGTTACATTGACGGCGGAGTAGATTTTATAGTCGTGCTGCCGAATGGTTTAGAATACGATAAATATAAGTTAGAAGCCCTCGTGAACTTCTACAAATTGGCTGGTAAACGATGGGAGATAAATCATAACTAAAACCGTTACCCCGTGCGGATTGCCCCTCCCTTTCGGGGAGGGGAACGGGGAGAGGATTATGAATACAATAAATACAGAACACAACGCAGGCTATCCCTTTGATGTTGGGTTTCTCGCCTTTATGCAGAACGCCTACAACCTATTTAACCATTTTGGACACCTTGCAGGCAATAAGGCTATTATCTCAGGTTGCGAGGAGATAGGCAACACCATCACCCCTGGCACTGTCTTTATCAACGGAGAACTTTTCCCCTTTGAAGGAGGGGCTAAGGGAGATACCGTTATTATAAAAGAGGAAACTAACGAAGTAACCTTTGACGATGGCTTCCTCCGTCCCTTAGAAAACATTCGCACAGCCGCTTTTGGTCGCTCTACCCCTGAGAAGACTTACAATTGGGAAGACTTTCAACGCGTTACTAACCTACAAGATTTAGGAAAAAATAAAGCTGAAAATAAAGCGTTGAAAGAGTTAAAAGACGAAGTCGAACTTCTTAAAAAACAAAAACAAGCGGTGCCTATTGGACTCATCGCCTTATGGGGCAAACCAGCGAATGAAATACCCGCAGGCTGGAGAGAATACGTGAACCTGCGAGGTAAAATGCCGATAGGTCTTGACCCTGACTACGTTAAGAAACCCGAAGACTCACAGGACTATCAATTGAATGGTCTATTAAAATATGGAGGCGAACGCTCCCACAAACTTACTATTGAGGAAATGCCTGCTCACAGCCACCAACTATACTATCGTGAAACCCAAGACGATGCTGGTAATGGAGGCGATGGAAGAGAGTTCTCAACGGGAACAACTCATAGTGCAAATGTTACCAAAACTGGTGGCGACCAGCCTCATAACAATATGCCACCTTACCGCGTGGTACAATTTATAGAGTATATAGGCTTTAACTAATAAGTAATAACTTAATATTTTTAGTAATATGACACCAAAAAAGACA